ATTTACAATTATGTATATAATCAAATAATGGCGAAATTTGTGTAAATCAATTCATATGCCTAAAGACAGTGAAAAACAGATAGCTCGTGAGTTATATCTTAATACCGGCATGACCCAAAAAGAAATTGCCATCAAATTAAGTATCAGTGAACCAACATTATCTAAATGGGTGAATAGTGGCAAATGGGATGAACTTAAAGCGGCAAAAAGTATTACTAAAGAACAACTGCTCAAACAAGCTTACGAACAATTAGCAGCCATTAACAATGCCATTGAAGAACGTGGTGGCGTACCTGACAAACAGCTTTCCGATGCCAAAGGAATATTAGTTAAAGAAATAGCATTGCTGGAGAAGAATCACAGTATTAGCACTGCTGTTTACATCATGGACAGATTTTTAAATTATGTTCTTACACATAACCCATCTGTTGCCAGAGAAGTATCACAGATGCAGTTATCATTTATAGAAATGCTTGCTAATGAAGTTCAGCGATAAAATAGCCATTGAACGTTTTCGTCAGCGGTGCCGGTTGATAGCTCTGGCTACCGAAGGAGTTCCTTTACAGGAAAATAAAGAAGATAAAGAACGACGTATTAAATCGTTACTTAATGATTATAATGCATTTAGCAAATATTACTTTCCACAATGGACATCCGTCGATAACGCTCCGTTTCACTTATATGCTGCACGCAAAATTGCAGCTAATAAAAAACTAATGGCTGTATTCGAATGGGCACGCGGACATGCCAAGAGTACACATTTTGACATTATGATTCCTATGTGGCTAAAAGCACGTGGCGAATTGCACGTAATGGTGCTGGTGGGTAAAAACGAGCAGAATGCCATAACATTATTAAGTGATTTACAAGCTGAGCTCGAAAATAATCAACGCTATATACACGATTTTGGCGAACAGGTATTAACAGGAAACTGGGAAGAGGGACGTTTTGCAACTAAAGATAATTGCGGTTTTTTTGCTCTAGGTCGTGGTCAATCTCCACGTGGACTTCGATATAAACAATATCGCCCCGATTACATTGTGCTGGACGATATTGATGACGATGAACTGGTTCGTAATCCTGCACGAGTAGATAAACTCACAGATTGGGCTTTGCAGGCACTCTATTTTACTATGGACATGGGTAGAGGACGGTTTATTATCGTTGGCAATCGGATTGCCAATCGAAGTGTTTTAGCCAATATAGCCGAAAAAAACAGCGTCTATCATCACAAAGTAAACGCTCTGAATTATGATAGTACACCTTCATGGGCAGCCAAATATTCAATTGCTGAAATTGAAGAAGTAATACAGAAAATTGGCTATCGAGCTGCTCAAAAGGAACTGTTCAATAATCCCATAACCGAAGGGGCGGTATTTAAAAAAGACTGGTTGCGTTTTGCTCCTATTTTGGATTATTATCAATACGATGCTATCATTGGTTATTGCGACCCGAGTTTTAAAAACTCTGCAACCAGCGATTATAAAGCTATTATGATCGTGGGCAAAAAGGCAACACAATATCATATACTTGAATGTTTTGTACGTAAATGTACGGTTAGCGAAATGGTTCGCTGGCTCTATGATTATAACGACAGAATGCCTAACCGGGCAGTTGCTCAATACTACATGGAAGCTAATTTTATACAGGACTTAATATTGAACGAATTCGATGAAGAGGGGAAAGCACGTGGATACCTATTGCCCATTCGTGCCGACCATCGCAAAAAGCCCGATAAGTTTGCCCGTATCGAAGCAATTAGCCCACTATTTGAGCGTGGTTTTGTTATTATTAATGAGGCAATTAAAAACAAACCTGACACACAGGTATTTATTGAACAATTATTGTCGTTTGAAAAAGGTAGCAATCAGCACGATGATGCACCTGATGCACTGGAAGGTGCCGTATGGCTGCTAAATAAATATTGCACACAAAAAGAATATGTACCATTAATTCATCAACGAAACAACAGGAGGTTTTAACATGCGAAATATTAATTACATAGTCGTTCATTGTACGGCAACACCACAGAATACAACCATCGAAAGCATTCAAAAATACTGGCGTGAAGTACTTAAATGGCATGCACCCGGTTATCATTATATCATTAAATCATCGGGCGAATTAGTTCAATTATTGCCTATTGAACAGGTGAGTAATGGCGTGGCAGGATACAACTCTCAATGTATCAATATTGCATATATCGGCGGCGTTGATAACAACGGAAAACCCATCGACAACCGTACTCCTGCACAAAAAGACATGCTTTTAAAACTGCTAAAACAATTAAAACAACAGTTTCCCAAAGCCATTATTCAAGGACATCGTGATTTCCCTGGTGTAAAAAAGGCATGCCCCAGTTTTGATGCCAAAGACGAATACAAAAACATATAAGCTATGATATTCTTAAAACACGATGATTTTAGCGTAACGATTGATGATAATCTGCTTAACCAAATTATCAAAAATCAACCTGCTTTGCTCGATAGCATTGAACTGATGGCTATTGCCGAGATGCAATCATATATTGCAAGTCGTTTCGATGTCGCTAATATCTTTAGTAAACAAGGCAATCAACGTAATCAGCTTATTGTTTTGTATTTAATCGATATGATATTATATCATCTTCATGCTCGTGTATCGCCACGAAATATAAGCCAATTACGTGTAGATAGATATAATCAAGCTATTGAATGGCTAAAAATGGCTTCCACCGGAATTATTCAACCTGATTTGCCATTAAAAGCAGACACACAAGGAAATGCCGATGATAGATTAAAATGGGGCAGTAATACTAAACTTAATCAACGATATTAGTTATGGGAATTTTCGATTTTTTAAAATCCAAAAAAGAAGCAGAAGTTCAACTTCGCAATCAGCCTAAAGCACTGCCTTCAACGGTCGTTATTCAGAATATTAAAGCTCGTGCTCAAAAAGACATAAAAGACTGGCGAAATGCACTTAATATGGCTGAAAAAAGCGACAATCCTCGCCGTTACATGCTTATAGATATATACAGAGAAATTATGCTTGATGCCCATTTATCAGCTCAAATTGATTTGCGTAAAAACAGAGTTCTTGGTGCATCATTTCAGGTTTATGATAATAATAATAAACCAAATACTGACATAACTTGGATGCTTAAACAACCTGCCATACAAGACATTATATCATATATGCTCGATGCTCTGTTTTATGGACATAGTCTTATTCAGATTGACGAAGTTATTCCAAATCAAATCAATAAAGTTAGCTTAGTTCCTCGTCAACATATCGTTCCCGAATTAGGATTATTGCTTAAAAACCCGAACGACAGTAATGGTATCAATTATCGCATCTATAAAGATTTTCAAAATTATATTATAGAAAGCCCTAATAATACAGATTTGGGGTTATTGGCAAAAGTTGTTCCTTATGTATTATATAAGCGTTTTGCATTTGCAGCATGGAGCGAATTTGCCGAACTGTTCGGAAATCCTATCAGAGTTGCCAAGACCAATGTTAGAGATACAACTATGACCAATCGCCTGTATAATATGATGAAGGATATGGGCTCACTCTTTTTTGCCGTCATCGACAAAGATGAAGATATAAACTTTATCGAAACTACTCGAAGCAATGGTGAAGTATTTCAATCGTTGATTGAACTATGCAATAATGAAATCAGTAAACTTATCAATGGTGCCGTTGTTGGTGAGAATAATACTGAAGGAAGCCGCGCCAAAGAACAGGTAGGATATACCATTTCGCAAGACATAACCAATGCCGACAAACATTACATTGAACAATGCATGAATAAGATTGTATTCCCTATACTTATATATCATGGTTATCCGTTGCAAAATTATACATTTGCTTATGATGAGCAAATTGATATGGATAAACTATGGAATAATACGTATCAGGCTTTGCAATATTATAATATAGATACTGAATGGATTAAAGAACAATTTGGCATACCGGTATTAGAAAGATTACAAAATCAATCATTATCCGATAGCCGTTTTTTCGACTAACCCCCGAGCCCATAAAGCTCGGGGCAAGCATCCAATACTATGACTGCCCTATTCATGGCAATAATTTACAACTTGCCTTAGATAAAGATACTTATAACGTTAAATTTGGCATTGATGACGATACATTTAAACGCATTTTAAATAATATTCAAAAAAACGATAAACTTATTGATAAAGATTTGTTTGAATATACCTATAAAAACCTTGATAATGCACTTAACCGTATTTATCCTAATGTAAAGCCTGATACTAATGCTCTATACGAAAATCTTCGCCGAAATCTGATACAAACATCGGCATATAAAAGCTATTGGCAAACACAACAATTAAACGATTCATTGAGCGGTAAAATGGATAAAAAACCGGAACAAATCAACAACGATTTTAATGTTAACTACATGCGAACCGAATACGTACATACCGTTCGTTCGGCTCGTATGGCACAACGATGGACAGAGTTCGAAGCCAATAAACATGTTTATCCATATTTGGAATATATGCCAAGCACTGCCGCAGAACCACGCATGGAACATCAAAAATTTTATGGCATTATTAAACCGGTTGACGATCCGTTTTGGGACACATGGCTTCCGCCCAACGGATGGGGTTGTAAATGCTCTGTAAGACCTGTGCGTAATAATAACGATGCTAAACCATTGCCCGCCGATATGCCTCCCATGCCACCCAAAGCCATGCAACACAACCCGGCAAAAACCGGCGAAATATTCAGCAACGAAACATCCTACTTTAAAAAAGTAAAAACGGAACTGCCACAACCAAAACAACAAGCCGTACGTGAAGCGTTTGAACTACTGAAAGAAACCATCCCATACGAACTTGCATACCAAAGCAAAGGGAAAGTGTATACGCATATTTTTAAAGAAGAACCCGAAAAATATAACGAAAACCTCGAAACAGCCAAATTATTAGCCGATAATTTTGATATGGAAATTAAAATAAGACCTTTGATCAATGCTGATAATTATAAAAATCCGGATTTTATAATTAATGGGTTATTTGCAGATCAAGCAATATATGGAAAAAGCAAAAACTTCTATAATTTTATTACTAATTCTTTTAAAGATAAATTTTCAAAAAAAAGAAATGGACAATTAAATAAAACAGGCGGTTATTTAATATTAAGTTTTTCACAAAAAATAGTGATAGATATAAAATACATTAAAAATAAGTTAAACTTTTATAAAGATAAATGTTTTAAAGTTTTTATTATAAATGGCAATGAAATATTTACTTTATAAAAAAAACCGGTTTTGGTCCCTACCGGCAAAGGGGTGGAGGTTAGAATATTTCACCGCCCTCCGATACAAATATACGCATATTTTTTTAAATAGTTGCAATAGTTGAAAAAAAATCATGGAAGGATTAGACCATATCATAAAGAAAGTCACAAGACTAAAACGCTACCTTGAAAAGGACGCCCCTGTAATTATGGGGACAGAAGCCGTTAAGCATTTTCAACAATCGTTTTACGATGAAGGTTTTACTGATAGTTACCTAAACAAATGGAAACCATCAAAACGCAAGGATAGTAGCAGCCAATGGTATGGTTTTTTATATCGTGCCACCACTCCACTACCTAATAATCACCCACGACGCAAAGGCAGTAAGAAAAAATACAAACCACGCAAATCTAATCCAATTACTAATTTTAGTCGTGCCGCTACCAACCGGAAAACATTAACCGGCTATACCGGCGATCTGAAAGATAGTATCAAGTTTAAAAAAACAATACATGGCGTGGTGGTTTATTCCGATTTACCTTATGCAAAAATGCATAACGAAGGAGGATATGTTAATGTTTTTGACAAAAAACGAATACGATTACCTAAACGTCAATTTATAGGAAAATCGGCTAAACTCGAAAATAAATTACGCTATATGATAATGAAAGATATTCGTAACCTTTTAAAATAACAAAAATATGATAGCTACATATTATCAATTATTAGTAGAAAGAATAAAAAATAACGTCCCTGAGATTGCAACGGTTGAACTATATACCAATCAATACAATCACACAGAAGAAGAACGTCCCATTATAACACCGGCTGTATATATCGAATTTGGCAATATCAGTTGGCACGATACCGGCATTAACACGCAGGAAGGAATACTTACTGTTAACATACATTTCGTTATACCGCATTTACTGCCATCCGATTCAATCGATTTTAACGAGTATAATATTCAGGTGCTCGAACTGTTACAAAAATTACACTTAGCATTGCAAGGTTATCAGATGATTGATAATAACCGGTATGCACATTCAACAAAATTAACACGCATAAGCACACAACACGATACCAATAGCGATGGACTTCAAATATGGATAAATACTTATCAATGCACTATTATAGACAATAGCAGCAATGCCGATGCTAATCATCAACCGTTTAATATTCAAAATTTAACTATATATGGAAACGTATAATTTTAAGCCACATGTAAAAGGCGATACATTTAAAGGTTGTCGGTTTACGGTTAATGTAAATAATGCGCCATTGAATTTAACAGGGTGTCAGATACGAATGCATCTACGTACAAATCCGCTGCATGATTCGAAATACGAATTGTCAACTATAAATGGCAAGATAGTAATTATCGATACTATAAATGGCATATTCGAGATACCCGAACAAATTATCGATATCCCGGCAGGAAATTATTATTATGATATCGAAATTACCTTCCCCGATGGCAAGGTAAAAACATATATAAACGGACGTTTTGAAATTGTACAGGATATAACTTATTGATTATGGAACAGGTAACGATAAACATAACCGAACAAAAAGACCAAGTAACCATACAGGTTAGCGAAGGTGTAAATCAGCAGGATGTATTAAACACACCTTTATCGGGATTATCGCCCGAACCGCAGCGTGTTTTGCCTTCGGCTTTAGATAGCATTTTAACGGCATTTAAAAAGGTTTTAAAATACCTGAGCGATTTAGGAACGGCTGCTTTTCGCAGTGAAACCGATTTTGAACCTGCAGGTACCATGCAACAGCATATAAGCACCATGCCACACTATTCGCACTTGAGCCAACTGCAACAAGATAGCAATTATCGCACCGTTAGCGATGCCGAAAAAACTTCCTGGAATAATAACATTCATTTTAAAGGCATATATCCAAGCGTAAATGCACTTGAACAGGCACATCCAATAGCAAACGAAGGCGACTATGCATTCGTTGATTATGGAAGCGGGGATAATGCTAAGATGTATTTATGGGATAATAGCGACGAGCAATGGATATTATCGTCTGCACCACAAGCCCCCGAAGTTGACCCTGTGTTTACTGCATGGCTACAAACAAATCCGTTGCAACATAATCATCAGACATTTGCCGAAAAAGGTATATCATTTAACGGTATGGGCAACTTAATACCCGTTAATACCGAGGGTTCATTCGTTGCTCCGGTAAGTGGTACTATTCGGTGGTTTATACATACCATCGATAACATACCTGCAACATGCTCCGTTGATGTATTGCTTAATGGCATAAGTATGCCCGGAGTTGAAACTAAACCATCCCTGAGCAACCAAACAAAAAATTACGGTACAAGTCAGAACTGGAGTATTAGCAATGTTGTACAAGGCGATACTGTTACCATTCGTATTATTAGCAATATTAACGCTACGAATCTTAATGTAAGTATATTAATTGATAATAGTATATAATTATGGGCTTAAAAACTTATATCGGTGGACCGTCTAATGTTCCGAATTCGTACCTTGAATTAGCAGTTCCAGTAGCAGGCGATGATGTATATGTTCCTGCAAATGCTGGTAATTGCGTTATAGCTGCAGACCTACCATCGAGTGGACAGCTGCGAAGTTTCATTGTAGATAATGGATATACTGGAACGATAGATTTTGGAAACTTTAAAGTATATGCAGGACAGGGAAACCTTACCGGGACTATCTTTGACAGTGGAACAAGTGCTAACTATCAATGTGGAACTGGTGGTGTACAATTATACAGCACGTCATCAACTAAATCAGGCGTTAATATTGTAAAGGCTAACAATGCCAACATGGCTAATGTAAACGTTTATCTTAATAGTAACGGATTAGGGCGTTATATGGACTTTCAATCAGATTTCTATTGTAATTTATTAAAGATAATTGCATACTCTATATATCTATCCAAAAGAACATATATGCTAAATATATACGGAGGTTTTGAGGATTCATTAATTAACAATAACGCAAATATTGCGTTGAATATCAATACTAATAACATTACATTCTTTGGTGGCAACATCAATTCCTTTAATACACTTCAAGTATATGGGGCAGTATATATAGGTGGCATAATAACATTACTACATGATTTCCAATTATCTATTTCTAATACGACTAATTCTACATATTCAGGATTATATTATAACACTAACGGTAGTATCAATTGTAATGGTTATAATGTCATATATTATGTTACTGGCTATAATTATAATCATAATATATACATAGATAAGGCAATAGATAAATTAATTATCGTCAATTCGAGTAATTATGCTTCAACATTAAGAATTTTAAATGATATTACAGTTAATAATTACTTCAGCATTGTTGAAACACCACGTTCACGCTCTCCATTCAATGCCGTTAGAAGTGCCACTAATGGAACTAAGATTAATATAACGCTTGGGAATAATTGTAAGTACTTGATTGCATGGTCATTATTATATGACCTATCATTCAACAAGCCTGTAACCGCTTTCAAATCAAGTGTTAATAATTGCGACAATATAAATGTAGTTGATTATCCACAAACAATTATAAGTGTAAAATAAAAAGAGCTGCCTAAAAGGCAGTTCTCAAATTGCGATGACCATCGTTATAGCATTTAACCGGTCTTATAACTATTAGCTGTACATCACTAAATCAGTAACCGGCTCGCAATTATTTATAAATTCCGTGCCTGCATATTATGTGCTCTATAGTTTTAGGCGACAGATAAAACCGTTCGGCAACTTTTTCTACAATTGCAGAATACTTCCATTGCGGATATTTTTTTTGCAGTTCGTTAAAATATTTTTCAACGTCTTTATTCCGTTTTTTTAATCGTTCAGGATTTTTTAGTTTACTCATAGCTGTTTAATTTAAAAGGAACAATTTTATTTTTTAGCACCGAAATTATTTTAATAAGTTCTTCTTTATTATAATCATTTAGATACTTACCCCAATAGTTTTTTACGTCTTCTTGAATTCTTATCATATCAGCCTTCCCTTCTATATTATAACCTATCGTTCTATAGAGAGATATAATTGTTTTTCGGAGTTTATCGCATTGAATCGATTCTTTTTTTTGCTCGTACAGTTCTTCTAATTTCTTGATTAATTGCGTACACTCATCTATGGTCATCTCGCTCGAATGTTCGGTTCTACCATGAGTATATTGCAAAATAAGTTCATTTTTTAATGAAGCCATACCGGTTATATGTAATAACTTATATAATTTCTTGTTTTGAGATAATGTACGTTTCATAAGCAATTATTTAATATTGGTCTTCCCATCGACGGTTACGCAGATACGTTTCGGCATAGGCCTGTGCAATTCCGGTACGCTGCAAATAACTCTTATATGCTTTAATACGCCGTAAACAAGTTGTTTTGTCTGCATCTGATAATGCATTCCATAATTTTTCGGTTTTTGTTTTGTTGCCTACTTTATAGGAGTATACATTCCAAAATCTGTCAAAACTTAAATCTTCGGCTATTTCAGCAACTTTCATTTTAAAATGAGAAGTTAGCAATAACATATTATCATATGTTATAATATCATTGACATGAAGCAAACGGCGTACTCTATCATACGTTACATCACAATGAAACTCGAGAGCATACAATACACCGCTCTCGTCGTATGCTACTTCGAGCTTTAATCCTTTATCGTTGGTTATTAAATATTTGCCCATATTTCTTATTTTTTTAAACTTTGCAAAACAATTGTTATGAAATTTCTTAATAAACTCTTATTATTTGTAAGACTTCTAAACGATTCAGTGCTTATTATCAGCAGCATAGTTTTTATTATTGGCATCGTTACCGGATTATTTATGTACACAATTACACTATTCATATGGCAACTTATATTATTTATACTGGCACCATGGATTATATATTGAATATTGCTTAAAATTCATAGCATTAGCAAGAGAAAGTTTACCAGAGGCGATGCCGTTAAAATGATTGCTGATAATCGTAAATTTATTGTTATTCGGTATCACTTTTGGTTGCCTATGGTCGCTATTTGTAAATGGGAAAATCACGACACCGTTTTTGCCGTACATGAAAAGTTTTTGCAACCATATCAAGAAGCACATACCCAACCTTTTGATTTTAATATCTCTAAATTTATTGATATAAATGGACGTCAGGGTCGTATTAAACGCCTTTAGTATCATCATTTTCATATATTTTCAGAACAAACCTGAACCAAATAAGTATAAAAATAATTAATAACAAGACGGGAACTTCTATCATAACGCACTAAAGTTTAATTCAACAGCATTCCATTTACCTTGTTCATCTTTTACATACAAACGAAAATACGTTTTACTCGACGGCTTGCGAATACTTTCCTCGAGCAAATCAATAGCACGCAAAAATTTATCGTTCTTTATCTTACTGCGATAGCGAATAAGGTTCAAAACCTTTTTTGTATCTAATCGGCCATTGCGTGTGCTGAATGCATCGAGAATTAATTGTTTAATAACATCGTCTTGTGTTTGCACGTTTTCTTGCAAGAACTCTTCCAGTAACTGGCGTGCCGATTGAATTCCCAATTCGTCGAATTCAATACGTTCGTTTACATTAACTTCAATTTTAACCGTGCGATTGAAGTTATAAAAAGTAAAGTTGCCTTTTGATACCTTGCCGTCGATGTTCTTTTCTTTAACGTACGTCTGATATACTTCATCGCACCACTGTTGTATATCGTTTTTAAATTTCTTTAAAATCTCGTTAATCTCAACCGAACGCTTGTAAATACGTTCGCTTTTTTTTTCCATAAGTTTTTCGGTGGCAGTTAGTCGGCTGGTTTGTACCATATTACCGCTTTCATCTGTCCAAAATTTTTCTGATACTTTTTGAAATTTTACTGTTTCCATGTTATTTTTATTTTAAAGTTATTAATGCTTTACATAATTGAATACAATCATTGATTTGACGGCGAATAAGAGGATATACATCCATCAAATCTTTTATGTTTTTTGTGCCATATATAGCTGTTGCATGATTGCGTTTAAAATAGCGTGATACTTTTGTTGTAGATAATTTGTATTCTTCAATAGCTATGTACATGCATATTTGACGCGGGTAAGCTATATGGCTAAACCTTGAACTGCTTCGTAAATCTTTAACCGATATTTTGAAATAATCGGCAATAATTTTTGTGATGCTATCCATTACAATAAAGTCATACGACTTATATTCTTCGGATATGGCAATGTGAATATCCTTTTGAAGTATTTTTTCAATTGCTTGTTTTGCTGTATTAAGTATTTCGTTAACTTGTTCGTTCGGTAGCATAAGATATTGCATTTAAGGTTAATACTATGTTTTTTAACAGATAATCGGGCATAGGATAGAACATTAGTCTATGATAGTCGATGTAAGCATTTTTTGATTTAAGCTCAGGTCTTAATTCTGTTTGTCTGATGTATTTTTCGTCATTATCATTCCATCTGAATAACCACCATATCCAAAATGTTTTAGAGTGTGTTAAAACATGAATAAGTTCTATACTATAATTATCCAAATTGCCATCATTATCGGCAAAATAGGTTTGTAAGTATTCGTAACCAAGTTGCTCGATGATTTCGCTATATTGCAACTCGGTTATATGCAACAAACGCATAATGATATATTTATTCAACAATATCCGGTTACGGTTCATAGTCTTCTTCTTTTACATCGTTTAAATAATATTTGGCATATCCGGCAGGCCATATAATCAGTTCGCCTCCAGGATTATAACGTCCGTTGCTGGTGGCTTTAAAACCTTCGACATATAATTTCAGGTCAGCATCGAATTTTATTCGTAAAGCTGTTCTTCCGATAGGTTGTTTTTTATCGGCTTGCGATATTACAATTAATAATCTATGTCCTAATTTTTGACGCAGTTTTTGCCATGCTATATAATGAGCATTGCTTGCCTGCACGCTATCTATAATTACCACCTTATATCGGCGATGTAATTGCATTAGTTCTTCAATAGGCAATGTATCGAATACTATCTTACCGGTTACTTTATTGTTAATTAAGTGTTGTTGCAGAGTAGATTTCATGCCTTCTTCCAATGAATTGAAAAACACCTTATATTTTTGCGACAGTTCATTGGCAAGTTGCATCACGAAGCTTGTTTTACCGTTGCCGGAGTTGCCCCATATAAACCATAATCCGAAGTCTTCGGGATTTCCGAAGGCTTCCTGCCATCGTTCGCCCCATTCTATATACGTATATTTACGCCTCAAAATATCTTTAACGCTTTTTGCTCCCATAGACTTGCATTTTTCTGCGTGGCAATTGACCGTTTTTTAACCATTTAATTATCGTGTGTATGGCATTCCATAATACCATAATAATAATTGCAGGTAGAGTTACTATTCGATATATAATGACCGTTATCATATGCTATGATTTTTGAGTTAATAATAATAAACTTTCGGCACGGCGAAGACCGCCTATTTCTCCGTTGCTATCGGTTGCAAGGCAACGCTTGGTTAATTCGGCAATTGATTTTTCGTCTATTGTATTAGCCGCCAATACATCCTGTATCAATTTTTGATAAAACATATAACGTTCCTGACGATCGTTGGGGGTTATCTTTAGAAAACGATCCGAGTAGCGGCTAAATATTTCACGAAAGCCTACTTTTTTGTTGTTTATTCCACGTTCTATTTTAGCTCGTAAGCCTTCGGCTCCCATCATATACCAACCGCAATAACTTTCGGTGGCATTCCATAATTCTTTGAGCTCTAAAAAAGCAGTATATTCCAAATCACCAGCCTCATCTAATATGATAACCGGCTTTTCAAACACTTTTAAAGCATATTTAATGTTGCTTTTAACGTGTATGTACTTATCCTTATCGTCAACCCCAATGGTGCGGGCTAAACCTCGTATAAACGCCTGTTTGCTCTTATATTGCGAACAATCAACATAAAAACAGTTCTTTATGTGTTTTGCCATCTGTTTTGCCGTAAATGTTTTACCAATAGCACAATCATCAACCAGTATCATGGCTTTGCCGTGCTCTTTGCAGAACATTATATCCTGCGATATTGCCTGAAATACCACTGTTTTTGCAACATTCCATTTGCGTTCGGTTGGGCTAATATCCAATCTCCGTGCAATATCTATCCATTGAGCATCACGTAGTAATCCATCTACCGGATTACCGTTTTTTAACCGGCTGAATACGGCATTATTAATACCATACTGACGAGCAAATGCCAAATCGCTGCCGTCATAATTTTTGCGAACCTCCAATAAGGCCGCTACTACTTTTTGCTTAAAATTGTTGCTTAGTTCCATAATCATCGATTTATATTTCTCATAATCTATCTATTGTATTTATTTTAAAATCAATATTATCGGGCATTATTATCCATTCATCGTCATTGTTGGTATTGATGGGTTCAATGCCATTACCGGTTCGTATCATGTCTTCCAATTCTACTTTTTTGCTAATGGTAAAGCGAATTTTCCGTGGTTCTGCTTCTTGCTTATGCTCAATGATTTCTACTTTGTTTATCTGTTTGGATGCATTGCGAATAAAACCTTCTACCGTATTTCGATAGCGTGCCATCAGTTCTATGTTTATTTTATCTTGCTCGGTTTGTTCCAATTTGGCACGCTGATAGCGAAGTTCATCCAGTGCTTCGCATATAAACCTACCTTCCCGGTCGTATATAAATACCTTTATTATGTTTCCGTTGCTGTCGTCAAGCCACCTAACAATTACTTCTTTCCCTTCTATTTGCTTTAGTACACCTATAAGTTTATCGTCAAGCAATAAGTTACCATTGCCATCGCCAAGTACTCTATGGGCATTCTGAACACGAACACGAGCAAGCTTGCAACTGGTCTTTGTCTCATAACCAACGGCACGCAATACACTATACCAGTTTATCGGATGCAATTCAGGGTGCTGATGCTCCATAAACACTTCCCAGCGTGTTTTGCCAGGATATTCTTTTTGATTTGTATGCAACGAATTATTCCATTGTTCAATTGATTTTAGCACTACATCAACAATTTCTTCTTTGGTTTTGTATGCAATCTTATCGTCATTGCCACCCTGATAGCGTTCGGCTTGTGCATGCGGACGATATATTGCACCTTCTTTTTTGTATAAATATGCCTGCTTAAATTCGCCTATTAAACGCTCTATTCGCTTTTGCCTTGCATCGTTGGCTATAATATGTATATCGTTAAACAATACACCGGGTTTTAAAATCGTTTCTTTTAACGTGCTGTTTAAATTGCTTTCGGCTTCTATCCCATAAGGCAACGGTACTCCCCATTCGGCATACTGACGTACCAGATTGCGATAAAATTCGAGTATCAATCCTTCTTTGTTGGTACCATATACCCACGATGTTATAGCTCCACTTGCCACATCGGCTGCTATGTAAAACCACATGCGGTTGCCCATGCCTTCGGCATATTTAAACGGCGGCTGAAAATCGTCAACACTGATTAAGCTGCCTGCATATTTTGGCGTTTCCATACGTGCGTGCGGGATATACTGACCCATGTATAACTGACGATTGCGACTGCGTTTCATGTATGCCGGTGCCCGAAATTCCCAGCGTTCCATCCAGCGGTATATGGTGCGCTCGCTGATAACATGAAATTCCGACGCCAATCGGTCGTATAATTCACCGGTTTGCATGTTAACTACATCAAGTTTGCCCTCGAGAAAATCGGTGTATTTCTGATAAACCTCAATATGTGTTGGCTTGTACGGGCGACCTGCAAATATATCGCTCCATAATTGCAGCATTTGCGGTGTTACTACCTGAGCATTGTTGTTCAATAATCGCTTATCTATTAATGCTTCGTAGCCACGCTTTATATAGTTTGTTACTTTTTGTTGGAACTTACGCACATTTTGCGGCAAGGTATGACGGCATCCGTATTTGCGTTGCAGTATGATGTTGTAATCGGTAGTATCTTTGCATAAATCTGCCCAAAGGTTGCGTTTGGCATTGCCCAGCCGGGCGGTCATCTCTTCGCGGTATTGCTTCATCTTTATGGCAGCATTCAATACGCTGGCATTGATGGTGTAGCGTTCTACATGCTCCTTACTAATGCGGCGTTCGCTTTGCGTATCTTCGTCCCATAGAGTAAACTCTTCGTAAAACTTGCGAGCCTCGTTGTCCCATTCAAATACATCATCAAACGGATGATAATAATCGCCATACGTGCCATATACCTCTATCACTTTTTCCTGCCACTTGCGGGGCAAGGCTATAAACTCCATTATACTCTGCCTGCCATTACCGCCGGGTATGGTGATAAGACCGAGCGAACGGGCTTTTTCTCTATATTTTTTCCACAAATGCAAACTCATCCCCAACCCTGCCATTGTCTGGTAGCTGATGCACAATTTATTTTTTATGACAATGTATGGCGAATTCATAATTATGCTATCTTTGAATAAAAAACGTTATGAAGCGAATTAAACTTTATTGGATAGAAACTACCATAAGCCTTATAAGCATTATTACAAGCATTATTGGATTTATGAATAACTGGGGCAATGTATGTATGCCCGTTTCGTTGTTTATAGTAGTTTTGTTGTTGTGTGCTGCTGGAGGCTGGCTGCTGGCATACAGGCAATTTAAACTTAGCCGAAAAAACGATATAGACCATTTTTATAAGCCCGGCATGCGTGTTAAGATTATGGCAACCAATACCATTGTGCGGGTTATCGGACCGCATCCGTTTAAACGCAACTGCCTTATATGCCAAACTGCCGATGGAAACGAAGTTGTTTGTCATGCTCACGAATTAATGCTTATTATTTAACCATACGTACCACCACAATAGCCCTATGCCAATAAACATGGCTACCAGCAAAAGCATTAGAAATATTCCGGCCGGCATAGATATCTGATATTGGCTAAGCTGTATAATAACAAGCGTTAGCATTACTATTATTACAATACGCAACGGACGTGGGCGGTTAAATTTTCTCATAGTTTTTTGTATTTATTATGGGCGATATTATAAGTCCGATAATAACTCCTGCTACGGCAGCACTATACCATGGCACATTATCCCATGCCTGCGACCATAGTACAACTAATACAACAGTAACGACAACTACTAATAGTTTGTGTTTCATAATGCAAAGGCTTTAATAATGGTAATAATTACGATAATAATCACTTCTACTATAGATATCCATAAGTAAATTTTGCTTTTGCGTGTTTCTATGTCAGCATTATTTTCTTTCATACATTTGCAATCATATGGATAAATAAATCGCTCATAGATAACGACACTTTATTTAAAGTTAAACTTACCATGCAAGGGAATGCTTACATTTATAATTGTATCACTTTTTGGCTTGTATTGCTCGGTACTATTATTGGTATTATTAATTTGCTTGTGTAAACATTCTTTTATTAAGTTCAAAATATTTAAAATCAATATTAATGTCAAAACGGCAAGCATCCATTTATTTATTTGTCTGTTATATATAAGTTTTTGTTTCATACCTTATTTTTTTTAAAAATGCCGGTCTTTCCCGGCTGCCAGACAAACATTTCGCATCATATTTAAACCACTCCATGCGTGTTGTATTTCTATCCTTTCCACGCCGTCACAGGTTACATAGGCTATCCTGTCGCCAATGATGCTACTTTGTTTGTCGATTCTATTCATCGTTTTGGTTGGGTTCGTTGAACTTACGTAAAGCTTTTTGCAATGCACGCGAAAATACTTCTGTCAGTTGCTTCTCCAAACGGTTTAATTCAGTTTCGGAATAGCCGTTTATCTGATTATTATTATCGTCGGGACTTACTTTTATCTCAAGTCGATCAATTAAGCGTTCTATCCTTAACTCAATAACCTTATTTTCCATATTCATTATTTTGGTTGGTTTCGTTGTATTTTTTAATTGCTTCTTCGCGTGCAGCTATTATTAACTCGGCTGCATGTTTTACTTTCGGTTTTAGCGTGCGAACACCTTTTAACTGTGCCCACACGGTTTTCCAACCGTAACCGGTCAGCTGAGCAATCTCACGTATGTCGCCTCTTTTTAATTCTTCGAATAAATTTTGCTGTTCCATAATTTTGTCGTTACTTTGTTCTAAACTGTTCGACAAAGATATACGCATTTTGCGTATTATGCAAATTTTTTTAACATTTTTTTTGCATTATGAGTAAAATAAATAATATATCACTGATACTTAATGAGATAAAAAAGTATTATGGTTTTAAAACAAATAATGAATTTGCCGATTTTTTAGGTATTGCTCCTACAACATTATCAAGTTGGTATTCAAGACAATCAATTGATTATAATTTAGTATACTCAAAATGCGTAGATATAGATGCTAATTGGCTCTTAACCGGCAAGGGTCCGATGTTGCGTGAGCAATCAGTAGAATCTCAACCGGTGAGCATACCTGCAAAACCTTCCGACGAAAAGGCGTTGCCATTGTTGCCCGTAAGTGCTATTGCCGGGATGGGTAGCGGCGAGTTGCAAGTTACAGAAATAGACATAGAACAATGGTATCGGTTGCCCGATTTTCCGAGTGCCGATTTTCTGATAACCATATCGGGCGATAGTATGTTGCCTACTTACAAGAGTGGCGACATTGCTATATGCAAACGAGTTACTAATATATATAATATAGTATGGGGTAGGTTGTATGTTGTATATGCAACCGATATGGGTGCCTTGTTTAAACGCATTTATCCGGCAGATAATGATGAATATCTTATACTTCGCAGCGACAACAGCCATGCATACCCCGATATTAAAATATTAAAAACCGATATAGTAAACATATCGTTGGTTTTGGGTATTATACGCAAAGATTAGTACATATCTGGTACATTTAATACCGTCGCACACACACTTTTTTTTGGCAATATATACTGCAATATATTGTATTTCAGCATATTATAGTAATATTTTGACGTTCAGGCGTGTATATATTGCCCCCCTTTTTAACAGTTTTTTAACATTTTGGCAGGTGTTTTTTGCTCATATACCCCCTATTTTTGCATTATTTTTTTACTGTTTTGGTGTCCCCAAAGGTGTCCCCAACTTTCCAACCAACTTTTTATAATTCCCCCCAACTTGTACTTTTTGTTTGTCATAATTTAGAATGTGTAAAAATAAGCATTTTTAAAGGTATGGTATTTTTATGCAGCCAGATGCGTTTAAATGGCTTATTTTATCGGATAAATTAAAATGTATGCAATAGTATTAAAATTGCACCACGTAAAATTAAACCTACTTTAAATGGTTATTAAAGAATGTACTTTTTGTTTGTCATCCAAACCACCCAGCCAAATATGCCCAATCGCCTACAGCCACAAAGAATTTTTCGGGTTTTTTATATTTTTATTTAATGTACTTTTTGTATGGCGGGGGATAGATGAACAATATTGTTCAATATATTCAAGTTGTTTTAAACTTCCGAATTCGTCGTTAGTGCCTTGAATTAATAATAAAGGGACGTTGATGTTTT